CAACGTCGCGATGTACACGAAGGCGAATCGTCTGTGCTGGCAGGCTCGGGGCGGGAACTACGCCACCTGCGGAGTGGAGCAGATGCACTACCGGACGACGGACGAGTGGTCGCTCAAGCAGCTCCGCGCCGCTGGCTGGATCATGCAGTATCTCGAGCGGGAGTACGACATTCCGCTCCAGATGGCTGACGTGGAGCCGGGCGGTCCCGGGCTGGCACTCATCGTCCGCAAGGGCCACACGAGCCATCGCCAGATCGCACGCATGGCCGGGTACAACGATCGCACCGATCCCGGCCACGGCTTCGACTACGAGTACTGCTTCCACGCCGCCAACTTCTTCAAGGAACACGGCCACTTCGTCGGAGCCTGATACCTGTGGATACCTTTGCCTCCGCGCTGACTGGAGCCCGCTCTCGCGGCGACGCTCTTCTCGGTGCTACCCCTCCCACGTCCGAGATCGGCTCGTTCGACACCGATCGTGGGTCCAGTCTCATTTCACCCGCCGCTACCGGGCTGGGACTGGGCATGTCGTGGACACGTTTCCTTGGCGAAGTCATGGAGCACGTCCCCGAACTCCAGTGGCGCGGAGGCGGAGCAGGTTCAGTTGCGACCTACCATATGATGAGGAACGACGCTCAGGTTCAGGGGCTGTTCCTCGGTACCACGCTTCCGATCCGTCGGTACAACTGGTACATCGAGCCGAACGGCGCGACAGCCCGCATGACGAACGCGCTGGCATCGGACCTGAACTTGCCCATTCGGGGTAAGGAGAACAAGAACCAAGGCCGGAGCAAGGGTCGGTTCTCATTCCAGAACCACCTGCGCCACGCACTGCTCGCGTTGCTCTACGGTCACATGTACTTCGAGCAGTCCGGTGAGGTTGGCCCGGACGCGCTTTGGCATCTTCGTCGGCTGGGTCCGCGGATGCCGCACAGCATCCAGGACATCTTCGTCGACAAGAACGGGTCACTGGCTTCCATCCGCCAGGTGGGTGTCCAGGAGAAGATTCCGGTCGACCGCCTTGTTGCCTACATCTGGGAGCAGGAGGGCGGCAACTGGGCCGGTCGTTCCATGCTGCGAGGAATCTACAAGAACTGGCTGCTCAAGGACACCACGCTCCGGGTTGGCGCGATCAACATCGAGCGCGCTGGTGGCGTGCCAGTGATCACCGGTCCCAAGGGCGCCAGCCCAGACGACCTCGCACAGCTTGCACTCATGGCTCGCCAGTTCCGCATCGGTGAGGGCAGCGGTGGCGCCATCCCCAACGGCGCTGAGCTCGATCTCGCTCGGGCAGCCGGTGGCGAGGAAGCTGTCAACTACATCAAGCTTCAGAACGAAGAGATGGGCCGTGGCTGGCTCATGATGTTCATGAACCTCGGCCAGGCGACCACGGGCAGCTACGCGCTCGGGTCCAGCCTGATCGACTACGTTCTCAACACGCAGGAGATCATAGCCAACTGGTTCTGCGATGTGTTCTGCGAGCACGTCATCGAAGACTGGGTCGACTGGAACTACGGCGAAGATGTCGACAAGGTTCCCAAGCTGGTCTACGTCCGCCAGGATGATCGCCAGCTTGCCATCACCGATCTCGTCCAGATGATCGACAAGCAACTCATCACGGTCGATGACGAGCTCGAGTCTTGGATCCGCGAGGAGTACAGCATGCCCCGCCGCGACCCGAACACCCCTGCCCGTAAGCCAATCACTTCGCCCTCAGGCGGAGGGACTGGCTCGGGCGCGGGAGACGTCAACTCCCCTTCGTCGACCGCGTCCGAGTAGTCACTCATGCCGACCATCGAAATCGCTCAGTTCGTCACGCTGGAGAACATTCCGCTGTGCGAAACCGGGATTGACTACCCGGCCAGCACAGGGAACATCTCACTCACGCGAGAGATGTTCGCTGAGGCCATCGCCTACAGCCAGGACCCGCACGGGCTCCAGCCGCGCATCAAGATCGCTCACGGCGACACGCCGATGAATGACGACCTCCAGTCGTTGTTCGAGCAGTACAACGCCAGCCTGGATGCCAGCGTTCCCAGCCTCGGCACCATTCTGAATCTTCGTACCGTCAACGACGGTCACACACTCGTGGGTGACTGGCATGGCCTGCCCGAGTGGCTCGCCACTGTCTTGTCCACCGCGTACCCCGCACGCTCCATCGAGGGAGGTTCCTGGACCAACCCGGCAAATCAGAAGACTTACGAGTTCAAGATCGATGCTGTTGCACTGCTCGGGGTCATCGGCCCCGGCTGCACCAGCCTCGCGGATCTTCAGGAACTTTTCTCGAAGGACGGTCCGAAGATGACCGTCATAGAGATGTCAGCACCGAAGCTGGAGGTTTCCTCTCACAAAATGCCTGTGAATCTTCAGGTGAACGTCGAGGAGATCCGTCGCGCCTTCTACACCGAGTTCGCTCAGGGCGACCGGTACTGGTGGTGGGACAGGGAACTTCTCGCAGATCCGTGGGAGTTCATCGCGCAGGACGAAGAAGGCGGGCTCTGGCGAGTTCCCTTCGAGTCCGGAGAGGACTCCGACGGCGACACCACGGTCACTTCGTGGGGCGACCCGGAAGCGATCAAGGTGAAGTACATCACCGACCCCAAGAGGGACGGTGTCATGGCGTCGCGCACGATCGCGCCGCAACTCTCGACGGCTGGTACACTACTGGCTGTCAACACGACCCCGCCACCCGAGCGGGAGAGGAAGGAGGCGTCGGCCGCTGTGGCGATCGACATCACCGCCCTTCGCGAGCGTCTGAACCTGAGCGTCGAGGCGCTCCCGGATGACGCGACCGAAGAGCAGATCAACGAGGCGCTCACGGCCACGGCCGACGAGCCCGAGGCCAGCCCCGAGACCCCTGCGGTCGAGGAGCCCGCCAGCACGACCGAGCCCACGGTCAACGACGACGGCACCGTGACCGTCGATGCGGCCGCGTGGGCCTCGATGCAGGAGAGCGTCGCTCAGCTCGCCGCTCGCAATCGCGAGCAGGAGCGGAACGACCGCGAGGCGGAGGTCAACGCGGCCATCCAGGACCGCAAGATCCCGCCCGCGCGCAAGAGCCACTGGCTGTCCCTCATGGAGAAGGATCCCGAGGGCACCAGGGCGACCATCCACAAGCTCGAGAAGAACGCCGTCCCCGGCGAGGAGATCGGCACGTCGCGCGGCAGCGACGACGAGGCCGGTCGCGTCGTTCAGGGCACGGGGCTCATTCCCGAGCTTCAGCGCCAGGAGGCCTGAGCATGGCATCGGGTGACAACCCCTGCATCCCGGTTTTCGAGCCGGGCGCGCGAATCACGGGCAAGGCCTCCGCGCTGGTCCGTGGCAAGCGCTTCGTGGTTCCGACCACGACTCCTCCGTCCGGCGGCATGCTCGGAACGGAGAACTTCAACATCGCGGAGGCCGGAGCGGCTGCCGCGAACGTCATCGGGGTCGCCGCCTACGAGGGCGCCACGGGTGACCAGGTCCCGCTGATCAACGGCCCGGGGTACGTCATCCCGGTCGTTGCCGGGGCAGCCATCGTGTCGGGTGACGTCCTGAAGACCGACGCGAGTGGTCGCGTCGTTCCGCAGGCCGGTACCGGCACGATCGTCGCGGTCGCGCTCGACTCCCAGCCCACCGTCGATGCGGACGTCGTCGTCCGCCTCGCGATCTAGGAAGGAGGCGAGACCGTGCCCGACGGACTCGAGTATCCGCTTGGCGTTCCCACGATCAGCGGAAACAAGATCACGGTCGATGAGGCGCTTCGCCAGCCGGAGCGCATCACCCGCGACATCGCGGATCTGACCATGCAGCGGTTCTGGATGGACCGCGTCTTCTCGGCTGGCGGCGGAGTGCAGGGCGGTGCCCTGCTCTTCGAACTGCCGAACCCCCTGGCCACGGACCTCTACGGCGAGCGCGAGCCCAAGGAAGTCGCGCCCGGTAGCGAGTTCCCGCTCCAGACCTTCACTCGTGGCGTGCCGATGGTGGCCCGTCCGAGGAAGATCGGCAACAAGTGGTTCATCGTCAAGGAGGCGGTGAAGCGCAACGACACGGGTGTCCTCACCCGACGCATCCGGCAGACGGCGAACACCATCCGCCGCCGCGTCGAGAACATGGGCATCGCGGAACTCCAGGCGGTCATCACGAACCAGTCCCGGTTCCGCACGACGTCCACGGGAACGTGGGCGACCTACGCGGGTCTCAACCCGCAGACGCGGGCGGCGAACGCCGGTCCGGTTTCGGACGTCGTTTCAACGCTCGTGGCGGCTGACCTCGAGGAGCGCGGTCACGCGTTCAACTCGATCATCCTGCACCCGACCAACGCGATGCAGGCTCTTCAGGCGTTCCCCGGCATGACGCTGAACCAGATCTTCTCGATGGGCGAGACGACCGAGTTCGGCAGCGGGATCCAGAACGTCTTCGTCACCCCGCGCTACACGCTCGGCTCGGCGCTTCTCTTCGAGGCGGGCCAGGTCGGCGAGTGGCGCAACGAGTTCCCGCTCGAGGAAGAGGCCGAGTGGGAGGGCGTGGCGTCCGGCGGTCGGCAGCGCTGGTGGTACCAGTGGTCGATCTCCCCGATGTTCGCCGTCGTCGATCCGTACGCGATGATGGAACTGAGGGGGATCTGATCATGGTCAAGGCCAAGGTCCGCTGCGCGGGCATCAGCTACGCCAACAAGTACCCGCTGCTCGACTCCGACGGTGAGCAGGTCGTCAACGACGCCGGGGTCAAGCAGTTCTACACCGAGCGCAAGGAAGCGCTGATGGGCCAGGTCGTCGAGATGTCGGACCACGAGTTCGCCATCCACGAAGCGCTGGGCGGCGTCCAGCGCGAGGACGATCCGACCCCGCTGCCCGGCGCACCGGGTCAGCGCATCCAGGCAACGCCGTTCACCCAGCC